ATAATATAATATAGACCTATGGAGTAAATTATGGCAAAACAATACAGAATTAGGTTTTAATAAGTATTGCGTGAAGAATAGTTTGATACTTATGCCACGCCTCGCCAGAAGAGCTAATGGCTACTTTATTATCCCAAAAACTTGTAGGGTCAAGAACATTGTCATATCTTTGTAAACCTTTTACTTCGCACTCTTCTATTTGAATCGTATCATTTTCTATTTGATAATAGAAAATAGAATGCCTATCCCTATTTATGGTTCTGTGTCCGAATCCTTTGATTATGCCATCCTTACTGATGGCATTGGACCCTCCCCGATATTCGCCAATCATTTGGTTTGCCGCCGCCCCATTCAGCAGCTTCTCATCTGGCGTCGGGAAGACTGAAGGAGAGGCAGCTGGTGACCCACATCTGTAAAGACACTGATTTCCTATTATCTCCAGCATCACTAATGGTTGGAACGAATGAATAATGTACAATTTGTCATTTTCTACAAAGGGAATCCAATTCTTGCCTTTGTAATCAGGAAACTGTAATTGAATTACTTCGCCTGTGGAAACATTCACCAGAAACATATTCCAATCAACATTATGAGTCCATGTCCAAGCAATACAATAAAGGTCGTTCTTGTAGTAAAACAAGCGTGGATCTTCCCCTCTACAAAGTAAATCATCCTTTAATAAGGTTAAATTATTATCGTATTTGAGTCGTCTAATATCAGAATGATTTGCTCCATCTGCATCCATAATATTAAATTCTCTTACCACTGCCGTGTAGCCATCATTCCAGGGCAATATTGAACAAAATGCCCTGGTGGGATGAACAACAGGGCCTCCACAATTAAAATATTTGTATAATTCTAGTTTCATTTTCTTCCTCTTAATAATGGATTCTGTGATTTTACAATTTGAATTGGACGATCACCAACCGTTGAAGTCCAAGGTTTAACCTCAGACTTAATGGTGGAATAAAGAGCGTATCGTAAAGCATCGCAATTAGAAGTTAAAATTCCATTTACAAAATAAGTGCCATCAGAAGTTTTAATAGAATAAACTGGCTTTTCATCAATCATAGTGATTTCCTTGACTCCAACTCCATTTGCATCCACATTTACGGGAACAACATTGCGTCTTTGAATATTTATTTGCGTAAAAATCCTTTCCACACCATTTGCAAACTCTTGTTTCATCATCGGTGTGTTGCAATCTTCTGAATTGCGACCTGCATTTATTAGAACAGAATTTACTTTTTGAGTGGGTAATACTTTCGTATTCGTTTCCGCAAACTTCACATTTATATTTTTGGGGAATAGCATTTTTCCAACATTCTTTTCCATGTATTTTATGCCATTCAATTCCTTCTTTACTTCCATGCCATTTTGCTGCTTCCAATAATGCTCGTTCAGATAGTCCATGCAAAGCTCCATGATTTTGAGCAGTCGTAAGTTGGAGATTTGCAATCTCATTGTTTGCTGGATTTCCGTCAATGTGATGTAGTACCATTCCATTAGGAATTGCTCCGTAATTATCAATCCATACTTGTTTATGAAGCCAGAAATGAACGAGTTTATTGTGTCTTTCTGTTCTTCTAAAATATGATCTATTTCCGTGGTTTGTTGTTCCTTCCATTTTTGGATAACGATACCATTTATACCCTCCATATTTAACACATTCTGCATAATTTCCATTTCTGGTAATATATGATTTAATTTCCATTTCTTGTCCCTTTGATATAATATACAATTTTCAAGATTTTCAGCATCCGACCAACCTTTATTTGTTTTGAACGGATGCTCTAAAGTACATTGTATATTATTGCCATTGGTCAAATCAATAGCTAAACAAGTTTTTACTCCTGTGCATTTTACATCTTGCACTTCTGCTATACCCAAGTGAGAATAAACCAAGTCTCCTACTTTAATATTTTCAGCGAATATATCACCATTTGGTGAATCTATGGATTGTCCCTCTGCTATACACAAATGGTCATTTACCTTCTTTGGCTTTTGTTTCTCAGTTTGTCCTTCTTTTAGTTCTTCCCAAACATAACTCTTTAATTGCAATAATGTTTTTTTACAAGTATTAAATATCAATAATCTATCTTGATGAAATAATCCTCTCAAACATTCAATGCCATCAAACACATCTTTTTTAGCATTACCAACAGATAAACCTCCAATATTCATACGCCTCATAGCCATTGGGTCTTCATAATCTGCATGGCACCTATATCTGTGGTCATATCCTTTGGCTATAATTGCCTTACAAAAATCCTCTGTCATTTCTTCTTGTAATTGTAATTCATCAAATACATAATATTTATTATTTAATTCAGCAATCCAAACTGCCGCATTAAATCTCCATCCAAAGTCAATTCCTATGTATATTTTATTTACTTGGGATAATATATCAAATGGCTTTACTTCGTGATGTCCTTTCATTTCCTTATAAATCGCACCAGCATAATTAGCAAAATGCCCAAATTGCCTAGTTGCTCTTTGTTCAGGAGATAGAGAAGTTAGGAAATTTTCTTTCCATTCCTCTGATATAAAATTATTTTTCTCAGTGTTAAGAGAATAAAATCGCCACTGTTTTGATACATCTGGTTCAAATCTATTTTGATATTTTTCAGATAAATATGAATCTGGTTTAAGCGGCGTAAGAGAATAAAGAAAACAATTTGGATGTGTCCAGTTAGATAAACGAGTATATAATTCCTCTAATACAGCTTGAGGGCATTGCTCATCACACCAAACCATAAATAAAGCGGCAGTTTGCAATGCCTCTCTTCCCATTTCTGAGGAAAGAAATCTTATGATAAAGTTATTGCCCTTATCATTTTTTTTCAAAATAATTGTTTCGGGATATACACCAGATTGCCGCCACCTAATATGTTGTATCTGATCTTGGGGAATAAAAAGTGATAATGCTTGACTCCATATCATTCCTGCAAGTTCAAGTGTTTTAGATACAATCCAAACAGGCGTATTGGGCATTGGCGGCTCTCTGGTATATAATTCTTTCGCAAATAACCAAGCAGTTCCGAACGTTTTAGATGATCTATTACCACCGATAACGCATTTAATTCCAGAAAATTCATCATTTATATATTTTGTTTGCTCATCCCCATTATCAGGATCATCTTCTCGTGGCTCAAATTGAATGTAAGGAGAATGCAAATACGCTTCCATCAATTCTTCATCGGTCATTTCAATCATTTCTTCTCCGTTGCCCATTTGAGATACAAATTATAAGCCTCCCAATATCCCACCGCAAACGCCCTGTCATGATCCGTCTTTTCTTTGCCTGCGGATAGGTGATGACCTAACTCGTGAATGACTACCCAAATCGCCAAGTCCTCATCCGCATTACGGTCCACCGCAATCAGTCCATTGAGATACCAACCATAACATTTTTTGTTTACTCTGCGTCGTTGAATCTTTATGGGGTAATGTTTTTTAACGAATCTGCACCACGATTTGTATTTGGGAAACATTGTCTATCTCCTCTTATTCACAGAGCCCATCAATAGAATCCTTGTTCAAAATGTGCGTTCCTCCTGGGAAACACGCAGTTGGGAGTGTAAAGGCAAACCTCCAACCACGATTCTTTTTTCAATCCCTCACATATCGCATAACACGCCGATTGATTGCCCAAGAAATATTTGCATCCGTCTATCACTCGTGCCGCCTCAAGTAGATCCTGAGTAGGATAATATGATACGTTTCCGAATTCAGCACAAAATGCCACGTGTTCATTGGGCATACCAATAAATACGGCATCCTTGGTGATCATTTGCTTGGGAAAACGATTGTGGTATCGGAAGGTCCGGTTGATGACCACTGGAGCGACCTCCTTCGGCTCAACAAATATCCAGGGTTCCAACGCCAAATCAAAAGGTAATTGCAAAGATGCTAATTGTGCGGCGCATAAATTGAAATGCGGTTGATACGTACTACGCCAATAATTTCCATCAATAGATTCTTGTCCTTTGTATTCTGCTACCTTTTGTATATAAGGCTGGCTTTCTAGCAGAGACACCAATGGCTGGAACTTGTCTGGTGTGAGTTGTTGCCTAGTATAACTTGCTGGTGCAATGTATAAATTGGATTTCTCGCCAGTTTGTGCATGCCAGTGTTTCATGATCGGCATTGAATAAATGATGTCCCCGATGTCCCCATTCATTTGCAAGTTCATTCTCTTTCTCCTTCATTATATTCCTCCACTAAACCCTTCATTGAAACCTTTGCTGAACCCACCTTGGAAGTTAGTATTGAAAATACCCATCAGCACTCTGACATAATCACCAGCTTTTCCACCTTGTAGTGTGAAGGCATAAGCAGTTTGTTCATTCGCCATTACGCCACAACCCAAACTGTCGTAAGTTAAAAAAGCGGTAGTGGGAGCGTCCTCGCCCAATTCAAGCCAAACGGGAATGTTTTGTCCCAGATTGTAATACTGAGCATATCCAGCAGGAATGATTGGACTATTTGTATAATAGTAGACTCCTAATGGAGTTGTATCATTGGGAAGACAGGTTAGACCCTTCCAATCAACGAATACAAAACGATTACGCACGATGGCTGAACCGATTTGAACTTGATTTAATGGAATAAAATATTGACTCATATTAACCTACCGTCACTGTGCCATCGGCATTGATTGTATAGGGTTGTGGTGCCGACATATATTTAACATTCAATGATCCTGGAGAAACTGTTTCAATAAATGTTATGGCAGCTATAGCAATCGTAAAAAATGCCCCCGCATCAGTTCCAAACTGGTCAAACATTTGTTGAGGAGTAAAATCAGGGTTCTCCCAAATCAATGTCCAATTAGAACTAATAACATTTATCAATGTTTGCATACCTGTAATATTGTTCTGAACAATACATGCTTCTAATTCTTGTAATTCAGTTGTTGTGTTAACTGGATCAAATAAACCCATAATAATTCCTTATGTTGCTTGCACTTGTGCTGTTAATACACCATTTACAAATGTCATGCTTCCTTGAACTCCACTACCAGTTAAAGAGGCAGTAATTATTGTTGTGGATATGCCCGTTGTAGGACTAATAGCAAACACATTTCTAGTCGTGCTTGGACTAAAATATAAATGCGTGCCGTCAAATTCTACTGCTCCTGCTTCGGCACTCGCCAATAAAGTTCCACTAGTAAATTTTAATGGGGATGTTCCAACTGCCCCCGCCGACATACTTACTGGATAGCCACCAAGTTGTAACATGGCCGTTTGACTATTTAATCCAATAGCCCCATGTCCAATACCCAACCGTCCATAACTATCCAATCGCATTACTTCCACAGGTGCCGATGTTGATCCTAGCGGTCGCATCCCCCATAAAAAACTACCCGCACAAGGTTGATAGCCATTAGCATTTTGTGATGCAAAAACTGCCGCACCCACGTTGGGGCTCGGGCCAACCATATGAAAGTTAAGCTGTTGTATTGATCCTCCATTACTGCTGTTATCAATCATATTCAACATTGAATATGATGGATTACCCAAATAGGTATTGCTGTTTGGCTCCCAATTATTAGCCATAATAGTTATAACACCCGATAAGGTTCCTGGATTTCCCAATCCCATACTTCCTGCGGTGGAGAGGGCTAACATGGTGTTTGTTGCTAGCGATGTAGTCCCAACTTTGAATTTATTACTATCGGTTGGATCACAACCCATCGTATTCACAATAGTTCCATTTTGACTAAATTGCAAGCCGCCAAGAGTAGGGGTTGTAATGCCCGTAAGTCCCAACGAAGTTACATTGCCTAACGTTAAATAGGGAGCGTTGTCTGTTGCAAATTGAAATTCTTGAACATAACTGCTGTTGATGGTAGTTCCTTCATTCAAAAATCGCCAATAACGGTGTGTACCTACCGAAGTCCAAGACGCCTGTAATGAAGTTCCTGATGAATTGGTATTTAATATAGTAGGAGTGGAAATAACAGCGGGCCAATTACATGATGTAAAAGTAATTGTATTCCAAACGCCTGTGCCCGCAATTACTGAACCAAACACTGTGCCAGTGCCAGGATTAGAAGTTAAAGCGAAAGTAAATGTATTGGTGCCTGTATTAACTCCTGTGACCACCCAAGTTCCGTTATATCCAGTTGGTGTTACTCCACTAATACACACTTGCATACCAATTGCCAATGGTGTTACAAATGCGTTTGTCGTCGTAATTGTGGCTACATTGCTTGTCCAAGTTGCGGCACTAATGGCAGCAGATAAACCATCGGACCATTGTAAATTCCAAGGGAAACCAAAACCACCACCGTTTGCCGTAATATTTATTGTTATGAAATTTTGAGCAACTCCACCTAAAGCACCTGTATCTAATTGTAACCATCCACCGCTTGGGGACGGTACACCACGAAACCCGCCCGAATAAATACCATCATTGATCGTTGAGAGGTTAATGTTTTCACAAAAGGAAGTTGCACCCGTAACATTATTTGTGCTACTCCAGTAATAATCTTGATATGTTGTTCCCGCTATATGCGAAGTAAATAGAGATTGATTGGTAACTTCATGTATTTTTGCTATCGGCGTATTTGTTCCAATACCTAATCGTTTATTTGTGGCATCCCAGAAATAATTGGCATTGTCTTGAGATAATAATCCACTTGTCCCTGCAAATAATACAGAACCTTGTGTTAAAGCCGAATCTGTTATGTTCGCAAAGGTAGGACTAGAAGTGGTGTTAAGTGACTGTGTGGGCAAATAATATCCACTGGCAACGGATAAGGTGGGTGTTAAACCACCAGTTGTAGCCAATCCACTTCCTACAGATATATTAGTTAAACATACACCGCTGGATTGTTTGGCATTCCAGTTAGTTTGATCTGATGGCGTAGGCAAATAATTAGTAGAAGCAACAGAAATAGTTGGTGTTAAACCACCACTGGAATATAATCCGCCACTCGCACTTACACTGGTTACACATAAGCCACTTGCTTGTTTGGCATTCCAATTTATCTCATCTGTAATTGTTGGTAAATAATTGGCAGAACCAATTGCGATGGTAGGCGTCAACCCACCAGTCGTTGTAAGTCCACTTCC